TCCACTGAGCACCTCACTAACCCTTTTATTTTCTTTTCTTTTTCTTCTAAAAAGAGATAAAAAGTGCTCAGTGCTCAGTAAAATGGTAATCCACATGGGTCGAGTTGAGTATGTAAAATAAATACCAAAAATGAAGTCTACACACATCCGTCGTAAAGGAGTTGAAACTACTGAGCACCGAGCACCTGAGCACTTTGGGGCGGTGTTAAACACTCACTGGAAGGAGCGCCGATGGCGATGTTTGAGGAAGAGAACGTGAGGTCGAAAACACTGGCGGATGCCAGGGAACTTATCAACGGAGATCGGCAGGCTGAGTATGGCCCGCCGCGACAGAATTTTGATCGCGTCGCATCGATGTGGTCAGCGTATCTGAACTACGAAGTCGATGGGCATGACGTGGCCGTGTGCATGGCGTTGCTGAAGATCGCGCGCATCAACACGTCAGGTGTGCCGAAGCATGATACATATGTGGATGCGTCAGCCTACATGGCGCTGGCGAACGAACTGAAGGATTGAGGTGATGGGAAAGATTACACGCGCACGGATCAAGCAACTCAACGAGATCGGGGAGGAGGTGATTTTCGAGCGGATGCTGGCCGGTAATACGGTCAAGTCGCTGCTGGCCGAATGGGGTATGGGTTGGGGGACTTGGTATAAGTGGCTCGACAGCGAGGATGGGCGCAAAGACCGATACGACGAGACCCTGCGCAATGCGGGTCACGCCTACGCGCAACGGGCCGTGGAGACTGCGCAGAACGCGACAAACGAGAACGTCACCGTCGCAAGGTTGCAGGTCGATACGGATAAGTGGATCGCGTCAAAGCTGAACAGCGCTTACGACGTGCGCCAGAAGGAGACGACCGTCACCCTGCGGATTGAAGACCTGCACAGCCAAGCGGCGGCGCTAATCAGCCAAGAGGCCGAAAGATCGGTCATGGACGCGATAGAAGGCACCGCAGAGGAGGTTGAGGACGACGATGGGGGTGGGGGTGCCGAGGAGGCGTGATGGCGCTGTACGGGCCTCTCAGCGGCTCTGAGGGGTATCGCCGGGTAAAACGTGTTTTGGGAATGGGTCCAGTCCCGAAAATTTGAGGCGTAAAACGGCTTTTGGGAATGGGGTCAGGGGAACTTTTTTGAAAGCTAAATTGGGGTTGGGCGGGGGATGACGCTGACCCGGTGTCGGCGCATCGCCTGGCGGCGCATCGCCTGGCGGCGCATCGCCTGGCGGCGCATCGCGTAGGGCGCATCGCGTAGGGCGCATCGCGTAGGGCGCATCGCGTAGGGCGCATCGCGTAGGGCGCATCGCCTGTCGGCGCATCGCGTAGGCCGTGACGCTATCCTGGCGGCGCGCGTCGCGGCAATTTGCATGCGCAAATGCGCGCAAAAGAAAACGCGCCAGGCGCTAGGCGCTAGGCGCTAGGCGCTAGGCGCTAGGCGCTAGGCGCTAGGCGCTAGGCGCTAGGCGCTAGGCGTGAGGCGCATCGCGTAGGGCGGCAATCGTAAAGAAAAACGCCCCACGCGCAAAGCATGGGGCGTTAATCTGATTTTCAGGGGCGGCGCGTGGCCTATTCTGGCCAATCGTGGGGCCGCCAGCCGTCGCGGTAGGCTTGCATCAAGCGCGCCATGCGACGGGCTGGCAATCGCGCGTTTTTTGTGTCGCGGCGCATCTCCATGCGCCGCACTGTGTTTTCGTCGGTTTCGAGTAGCGTTGCCAGATCGGCGGCGCTTAGGCCTAGGTCATCGCGCAATCGCTTGATGTCCTGGGGCGTCATGTTTTGCTACCTTGCATAAGCGCGCGCTTCACCTCGGCTTTTGTGCGCCCTGAAAGCGCGCAAACCTCGTGAATTGTCGCATCCCAATGCGAATCGAAGTATTCGCGGATCATCTCATCAGTCCATTTCGCAAACATGTTTTTCCCCTTGTGTCAGATTATCAGGATTGAAAGCGAAGCGGCGAAGATTGCCGCTAGCGCCAGGGCGTCTAAGATTAGGGCGCGGATCATGCTGCACCCCGCGCGACGGCGTCGGCTTTGCGTTTACTGGTGCCGTGGGCGGGAAAGCCGACAATTGCGCGCGGCTTGCCATTGGCCAGGCGCGAGACGGCACACAAGCCACAGGTTGCACAAGATACGTCATCGCGTTGCGTCGCAGGGCAAACGATCACCTTTCGGCCTTGCGGCGTTTCGGTGTTTTCCGTGGCATCGGCTGGCAACACCGCTACAACTGGCGCAATATCCAACGCCGCTAAGTCATCGGCGTGGGCTAGGTTGTTGCCGCTCAGATTGACGGTGAAGCCTGATGCATTGGCGCGAGCGATAGCGTCACGCTCGTTTTGCTTGGCTAGCGGCTTGTGCGTGTAGGTGAAGCCGCGTTTGCCAAGGTTGGCGGCAATCAATTGATCAAGCGCGCCAATGTCGAGCGCGTCACCATCACCGCGCAGATCACCGGCTTGATTGTGCCGCCACAACTGATCGCGCGGCAATGCGTCAACGTCATCAAGGAACGATTGCCAGCCTGCGCCAGCGTCACCGTTTGTCACTTTGCGCCAAAACAACGCGAGCGGACCGCTAGCGGCGTAACATCCGCCAGCGTTGCCGTGATTAAAGGGACATGACGTGGGGCAAGTGCTTGCCGCGCTTGTGCTTACCGGAATTGGCCCGGTTTTAGAGTTGCGGGATTTGCGTGTGAGGTGCGTTTTCATGTTTCTGGCCTTTCAGGTTTCTAGGTTTCATGCGCCGCAAGCGCGCGGCGTGATACCTATCTATTTGCAAACGCAAACGGGCGCAAGGCTTTTTTGGCAATCGCAAACACAATTTGCCGCGCAATCGCACACACCGACAGCTTCGCGCCCGCGCGCGTGAGATAATGCGATATCGCACTATCCCTTCGCCGCAACGCAGCAAAACCCGTGCAGGAATGCAGGATAAGTGCGAGTTTGCGCCCTGCAAAAAGCTAAATGTTTGAAAACAAACGGTTTTACATTTAACATAATACGGGTTATGCGCGTTGCGGGCTGTTTCCGCCTTGATCAAGGCAATGCGCGATGCGCGATGCGCCAGGGCCAGGTCGAAAATGGCCCCCCTTGCTCGCGGCGGGCCGGGTCATTGCTTAGGCACTATTCGCGCACACCCGACACCCCACCCCCGCAAAAATTTTTTGCATACCCCCTACCCCTTTGGTGTGGTAAAAGCCCCACATGGAGAGATCAGCTACAAGCCCAGAGCAAAATCCGTTTTTCGCGCTCGCCAAGCGCTACGGGAATGACCCGGTGCTGTTTGCCAAGGAGGTTTTAGGCGTTGAGCCTGACCCTTGGCAGGAGGAGTTTCTAAGGATCGTTGCCGACCCCAAAGAGCGTCGCATCAGCGTCCGCTCGGGCCATGGGGTGGGGAAATCGACGGCTGTCGCCATAGCTGCGATCTGGCACCTTGCGTGGCGGGTTCCGGGCAAGGTGGTGATGACTGCTCCCACGAGTGCGCAGTTGTTCGATGCGTTGTTCGCGGAGGTGAAGCGCCTGTGCCGGGATATCAAGCCGCCGTTCCATGAGTTGTTTGAGGTCAAGGGTGATCGCATTGAGTTGCGTGGTCGATCGGCTGATAGTTTTATTTCTTGTCGGACGAGCCGTGCGGAGCAGCCGGAGGCGTTGGCGGGTGTTCACTCGCCGCATGTGTTGTTGATTGCGGACGAGGCGAGTGGTGTGCCGGAGGCGGTTTTTGAGTCTGCGGCGGGTTCGATGTCGGGTCATAGTGCTACGACGATCCTGACGGGGAACCCGACGCGAAATACGGGGTTGTTTTACGAGACGCACAATCGGTTGTCGGATCAGTGGCGCACGATGCATGTGAGTTGCATTGATAGCCCTCGCGTGTCGGCTGATTTCGTTGAAGAGATGAAGCTGCGGTATGGTGAGAACAGCCCGGCGTATCATGTGCGTGTGCTGGGGAATTTTCCGCCTGCCGAGGATGATACGGTAATTCCTGTGCATTTGCTTGAGTATGCGATGGGGAATGATGTTGAGATTGACGAGCATACGACGCCGATCTGGGGTTTGGACGTTGCGCGTCACGGGAATGACAGCAGTGTTTTGTGCAAGCGGCAGGGGCCTGTGGTGCATCCGCTGCGGACGTGGCAGGGGTTGGACTTGATGCAGTTGGTTGGGGCTGTGAAGGTTGAGTATGACACCTCGCCGCCCCACCGTCGGCCTGCGGAGATAATCGTTGACAGTATTGGCCTCGGGGCTGGGGTGTTGGATCGCCTGCGCGAGTTGGGGTTGCCTGCGCGGGGTCTGAACGTGTCCGAGAGGCCCAGTGCGGTGGCGATCTACCAGAATTTGCGGGCTGAGTTGTGGTTCAAGGCGAAGGAGTGGTTGGAGAACCGCGACGTGTCGCTGCCGAAGGACGATCAGTTGTATGCCGAGATGGCTGCGCCGAGGTATAGTTTTACGGCGAGCGGGAAGATTCTGGTCGAGTCGAAGGATTCGATGAAAAAGCGTGGGATGAAGTCGCCTGACAGGGCTGACGCGGTGTGTCTGAGCCTTGCGACGGACCACACGACGATGGCGTATGGCAC